AACCCCTTAACAATTAACACAACCCCGTAAGGTTGTTTAAAATTCGGAAACCGGTCGGAATAATCGGAAGTGCATCGGGATAATAGATAGCACGAGGGTCGGAACCTCCCACCGGTTCAATTAAGTAAAATGTTTGATGTAAAAATAACAAGTGAGGTAAGCAGCGAAACGGCAGTGATCCCGCTGGCAGATGTAAAGAGTCATCTCTACATCACACACAGCGATGACGACACCTATCTGACTACCCTTATCGGTAAAGCCCGCAGGATGGTTGAACACTATACCAACAGGGCTATCGGAGGGCAGACAAGGCTTTGGACAGTTGACCTCGTAGCCTGTCAGCAGTACAGGATCCCCGGCAGTCCTGTTGTTTCGGTTACAGCGGTAACAAAGAAAGATGATATAAACAGTTATGAAACGCTTACGGTTGACGATGATTACGAGATAGAGGATGCAGGAAATAAGGAGTTCAGATGTTTTACCACAGGCCGGTACAAGATCACATTTACCTGCGGGTTTGATAGTAGCACGCTGCCATCGGATTTAAAACAGGCTATTCTTTTACAGATCGCCTACCTGTATGAAAACAGGGGGAACGAAACTAAACCGGGGCTTTGTGAAATGGCGTTAAACCTGGCAGACGGATATAAAGATTATTCATGGACGTAGGGCTATTAAATAAGGTGATTGTGTTCAAAGAGAATACCCCTACAACCTTAGGAGCGGGTAAGAAGGACAGCTATTCAACCCTGCTAACGACTAGGGGCAGTATGCAGCTGAAGTCCGGTAACAGGGCTTTGGATTTTGGTAAACTGGTTCAGAATAGGCAATGGGAGCTGATTGTAAGGTTTCAGACAGAACTGGAAACCAATTTATCCCAATCGCTGAAGGTTGAATATGACAGCAGAACCTTTACGATTGATAGCTGGGAGAAGATGGGGGAAAAGCGGTTTTATTACAGGATCACATTAAACGAGCAGACAAATTGAGCGTAAGGACGATTGGATTTAATGAGTTCAGGACTAAGCTGAACAACCTACCAAAGAATATGGAAAAGGTTGTTGGGGCTCATGTTCGTGACGCTGCTCTGGATTGGGAACAAAGGGCGAAGCGATCCGCTCCCGTTGATAACGGTTTTTTGAGGGGGCAGATCACAAGCAAGTCAACCGGTGTGTTTTCAGCAGTAGTAACCAGCAACCAGTTCTATTCCCCTTATGTAGAATGGGGAACGGGTACAAGGGTACAGGTTCCGGCTGGTTTGGCTGAATATGCTTTACAGTTTAAAGGGGTTAAAAAGGTAGTGGGCAGATTCCCTAAACCTTTCTTCTTTGTTCAAAAGCCGCTGGTTGAAAAGACATTTTTGGAAAGGGGTAAACGATACTTAAACACACCGCAATAATGGCATTTAAAGACACAATGAAACCATTAAGGCACGCAGTTTTTAACCTGCTGGATGGTGAATTGTCTTATGACAGTACCACTGTGAATGTTTATGATGAAATGAATGACAGCGATGACATTTATGTACTTCTTAGCACTCAGCAGGAGACATTCGACGAAACAAGCGATTGTTTTATTACCCGGTCATCCATTGCTATTGAGGTGGTGGCAAAAACTGAATCATCTGTAAGTAAGGATATTATTGATGATGTGAGTGATCAGATTTACCAGCTACTCAGACCGACAATGAGTACAACCGGATTAGCTAACCCATCAGGGTTTTTAATACAGAACGTACAAAGGGAAAACGCTTTAACTCAGGTATTGCAGATCACAGCAACACAAAGTGTATTAAGGAAGATAATCAACATAGTAGTAACAATAGTTCAAACAACGTAAAAAATAGAATAAAATGGCAGTAACAACCTTACAAGGGTCATCGGTTCCCTTCACAATCTCAACCGATGCAGGAACCACCTACAAAACCCTTGTATGTAATAAGACATGGGGATTTACCGGTGATACACAGTTTACAGAAGAAGAATCAGACTGTGGTACCCACATCGCTTTAGGAGCGGCAAAAGGATCATTTGATTTCGAGGGTATTTACAATACTACCCCTGAATCAACTGAGGTGAGCGGTGAGACTTTGCTCGGCTTATGGCTGAACAAAACTTCATTTCTTATTAAAGTGCAGTATCCTACCAGCGGTTCACCCGGAGGTGATATGTATATCCAGGGTTCGGCTTACCTGACAAACTTCAAGGTAAATAAGCAGACCGCTAACCTGATTTCTTTCACCGGTACTGTGAAGATGGATGGCACTATTGACATAACTGCATAAAAACAAATATGGCTGTATTGAATTTACTCCCTCGTAAGGAGTTCGAGATTATTCTCAATGATGGTAGCAAGGTTACTGGCCGGTTTTCATATTGGGCAGAAAAGCGGTTCTGTGAAAAGAAAGGGCTTACCCTGACTGGTTACGGAGCCGTTTATTCTCCCGAAAATGTAGATAAGCTGACATTCGATGACATTGTACTGCCGGTAATGTGTGCGGTTGAATACGTTTATCGCAGCGAGAAAAAACCGTTTGATGTTACGGATATAACCGTTTGTGATTGGTTGGAACAACTCGAAAACAGCGAAGTAACCCGCCTTATCAGTCATTTTTTAGTAAGCGAGGAAAATAGACCTGCATCGCCTGAAAAAAAAAGCGAGACAGCGGAGAGCTGAGTTTTTATGAGTTCGAGCGGTTGTGCTATACGGCAGGATTTAAACCCGCTGAAATGTTCGACTGCACAACGGATGAACTGGTAAACGCTTACAAGGGTAAGGTTCAGAACTGGCGAATACAGCGATCACTAACCAATCTTATGGTTAGATGTTGGGTTGATAAAGGGTTTGACATTATGGAGCATGTCCCCTTGCCGTTTGACGATGAGTTGCAGGCAGGAGAAACAAGTGACGAGGAAATTGTGAGGATCTACAACGAAACAATTAAGGGCAATGGCGGGTAATATATTAGAAGGTGGTATTAGGTTAACTGATGAAGGTGTAAGCAGGACGGCTGCGCAGGTTACCAATGCAGTTTCTAATGTAGAAAAAGCATTTAAAAAACTTACCCCAGCTTCCGGTGCGGCTACTCAGTCGCTTATTAATATCAGCCGGGTTGCTCAAGATGCGCCTTTTGGCTTTATTGGTATTGCAAATAACATTAACCCATTAGTTGAATCGTTCCAGCGGTTAAAAGTTGAAACGGGCAGCACAAGCGGGGCGTTATCATCGCTCAAAGGTGCTTTAACTGGCCCTGCCGGTGTTGGTTTGGCGGTTGGTATTGTTTCCTCTTTACTGGTATCATTCGGAGACAGGTTATTTAACACGGTTTCAAGTTTTTCAGATGCGGAACTTTCTGCCGCTCGTTTTTCCGCTGAACTGCGCAGGGTAAAGGATAATGTAGATAATCTAAAGACTTCGCTTGACTTTCAGGGTAAGTTACAAAAGATAGGTCTGGAACTTTCCGGGGCTACCGGTGCTAATTTATCAGCAGGCGGCAGGGGTGTAGATATTCAAAACAATACAAGGCTGATTGCCGGATTAACCGGTGAAATTAATAAACTATCAGCAGCACAGCAGGAGTTAGTCAGGACAAGGTTAGAGGCTGAAAAGTTCGGGGCGGGTATTGGTGGTCAGAGTGCATTAGGCAAGGCTTTATTAGGTACAGGTGGCAATATTGATGCAGTCCTGCAACTGGATTTAAGCAAGTTTTCTAAGGCCGATCAGGAATTATTAAAACGCTACAAAGCTACTAACGATCAGTTAAAAGACCTGAAAGGACAAAGGGATGAAGCATTCAGGGGTATCGCTTTGGATGCAGCAACCCTGCCACTGGATTTCACAAGAGAGAACAGGGGTGTAAGGGTTCCATCCATTACGGTTAAGCCGGAAAAAATACTGATTGAACCGAATATCAGCAGGAACAACTTACTGACTGCCCCGGTTCGTGATTTATCATTTAACACAGGCAACACGCCACTGCAAAGATCATCGTTTCTAGATGACTTCAGAAAGCAGAACGAGGCGCAATTAGAGCCGATTAGGGAGCGGCTTTTAGAACTGGCAAAGCTAGGTCAGTTCGTTGGCGAATCGATCGCAGGAGCCTTTACAAACGCATTTAGCGCAATCGCAGCGGGGGAAAGTCCAATCCGGGCAATCGGTGAGGCGGTTAAGTCTTTAGTTGTGGATCTGATTCAGGCAGCATTAAGGGCTTTAGTAGTTAAAGCTATTGTCAGCTTATTTGCCCCCGGTGCCGGTTCTGCTTTGAGTTTAGGCGGCATTAGTGGAATCCTGGAAGGGTTCGGGGGATTCAGGGCGGCAGGTGGTGGCGTTGAGGCCGGTAAGACTTACGCCGTAGGTGAAAGAGGTATGGAATTATTCCGGCCAAACGTATCCGGTTCTATTGTGCCAAACAACCAGTTAAGCAATTATTCTGGTAGTAGCGGCATGGGCGGCGTAGTTGAATTTAGAATAGCGGGTAATACATTAAAAGGTGTGCTTTCTAACGTGAACGCATCACAATTAAGATTAGTAGGAAGGTGAGTCAGTACGGAACAATATATAGGGCATCATGGCGAACAGCACAGGACGATCAGGATATTACTGTTAATATCTATGATACGGAGGATATTATTGATGATGCAGCTACACCAACCGTTCACACCCTTACCCCAACCGGATCACCGCTGGTTGTTTCTACTATCAATAA